TGCTGTGTTTTCAACACCGCGAGCGACAAGTACCTTATCCATTCCAAGCAAAGAAGCCAGCATGTCTTCGGTGACGACGCCTGTCTGGGTGTAACGGATACGATCAACAACGTCCGCTGAGTTCTTGATCGCGTTGTAAGCGTCAACACCGAGTACGAGCGTGTTCGCTCGAAAGCCGGTCTTACCTTCAATTGAATCAGCTTGCTGATCAATATCTTCAATAGGTGTACCGCCAGAAGCGTTCCACTTAGTGAAGCCACCAGCGGCTAGGTTGATATCGGCTCCGGTGTTAGAACCAGTCCAAGAACCACCAGTAAAATAATCAGCGGCCCAGTCTTTGTCCCGCTTGATCATCATCTGCTGAGTCAGGAACTTAGTCGCGTCCGCGTCCATGTCCAAAGGAGCATCGGCGTTCGCACGGATCTGGTCAGCTACGTCTTTGTGAAGAGCTTTCACGCTGCAAGAATAAGAATCTGTCGTCAGGTCGTAACCTGCTCCAGCTGACTCAGTTCCAGGAGCGCGATCTTTAGCTTCCGCACGGAAGAAGTCGCCTTGATCGTACTTAAAGTACAGATCACTTTGCTTAGGTACACCCACAAGAGGGAACACCTGATTTGAAATGAAAGCCTTCGCTTCTTGTAGATAAGCGATGCTGACGTTAGTGAGTGGAGCATTTACATGAACATCACTGCGTGTTGGATTCGGCATTTTCTAGATCCTCCTATAAATGCTTGGTTATGCGAGATAGCTTGGAGCAGCGCAGTTAATAACAGCGGTTCCGATTTCACCGGCTCCACCAGTCGCGGTCAACATAGTCCCAGACATGTACTCGTTGTTATCAGTCCCAGGGATTTTTTTGTTGGCCTTGCTATCCGCCGCCGGACCGATGATGTTGTGCTCATCAAGAGCTGCATCAGTCACGATCTTCGTGCAGCCAACAACCATCACAGCAGCCGCCTGACCCGAAGTAGGTTTGTTTTGAAGAACACCAATGGGGCGATCTGTGATTGCTGTACAAACATTGACCTTCCCGTTCGCGTCTGTTTTAACGAATAGATATTGTGAAGACGACAGATCAGCTGCTGCTTCCAGAGTGATCATAAGTCTACCGCTAGTGTTGTCATAAGCCATGACGGATCTCCTTACTTACCTTGCTCTTCAAGGTATTGTGAATAGAGTTCTGGATGCTTCTTCATCACTTGCTCAAATGCCAGCGCGTAGGATCCACCAGATTTCTGAACTACTTGTTTCGCCATTGTGTCGAGCTTGGCGTAGGCGTTAGCTCCACCGCTTGTTTCGGTGTTCGTACCGAACTCCTTGAACAAATCGGCTTTTTCAATGGTAGTGCTGACTGACTTGAAAACAGTTTCCAAGTCTTCCGCTACTTTTGGCGCAACCGAAGCGAGGGTTTTGAGCATGATGCCCAGCTCTTCCGAAGACTTGCCTGGGATATGCGGAAATTCTTTTTCAGCTTTGGAGACGTACTCTTTGCGGAGGCGCTCGTCACGCTCTACCTTCAAAGACTTCTCAAGCTTCTCGGCTTTGGCGATTGCGTCACGGTTTGATTTCCAAAGAGCAGTCATTTGACCACGAACATTTTCGGGAAGTTCGTTCAGGGATTTTTGGATAGACTTTTCAGCCATGTCCTCGCCCTTCTCTTCTTCCTCTTCTTTCTCTTCTTGGATTTCGGAAGCGAGGCTTGTTTCAGCGTCGGGCTTGTCTTCGGATTCGTGTCCCGGCTCGTGTTCCTTGCCGTGTTCTTCCGTATGCTCTTTTTCGCTTTCTTCTTCGGCCTTCATGTAGTCTTCCGGCCGACCTTCCGGCTTTTCCACTTTTTCCTCGTCCTCGTCAGCTTTATCGGCTTCTTCCTCTTCGGCCTTATTTACACCAAGGCCTTTAGCAAGAAGGTCCACCGCGGACTCCGATGAAAGGGTGTCTGAGTAAGCGTTGAGGATTTTCATTGCGCCTTTCAAAGCTTGTGCGGTTTCTTCGTTGATATCCGCGCTTTTCAAGACTGTTTCGAATTGGTTGTCTTCGCTGCTAGGAGCGTCGATCACTGCGTGTAGGATGTCTGACATCTTTTCTTTCTCCAAGGATTTCATGACTGGGAACCTTTTCTTTTTGTTTGCTCCAGCAGGAACAAGACTCACTTCCAAAGTTTCCACGTCGGTCAAGGCTGTTATAGCCATCACAATTCTTCTTTCAGTTCTATGAACTCGACTTCGGGCATACTGGCTTTCGTTGTCTCTTGGCGGTTACCATAACCTCCAATGGAGTAAGCGTTCAACTCACCCGCTTTGACCTTCGCCCACTCCGCATCCCCTAGTTTCGTACCTAGCACCCACGAGCCTGAATGTACGACATCGTCCCCGAAGGGCATCGTATATGCTCTATGAGGTTCACCGTCCATAGCTTTTTGATAATCGGCTCGCGTCGGATACGGAACCATGTAGCTCTCCACAGGGGAGGCGCTAGTTTCTTCGCTATGGTCAAGCCCAATAACCCGCGACTCCGCGAGCCACCTGTGGGCAGTTTCCTCAATTGCTCTTGGAGGAACCCAATCGTCTTGTGAGTCAATTTGGTACGGATCCAAAACAACTCCATAGACTATTTGTTTCTCCTGGTCTGCCTTCGCAATCGGCACCACCATAGACAGCGCTTCAGACTCGCCAGGAAGAACCTGACTAGAACGATCCTGCTTTTCAATCAGCTCATCTGGATTCGAACCTATGTCCTCTTCTGTTTTAGAGTATCCGACAGGGCTAAAGGTTGCGTCAAGAGATTTATTAGCATTTCGCTTCAGGACTGTTTTTATTTTCCGGCTGACTTCGCCGCTATCCCCAAACCGGCGAACGGCTTTCGGGTGTGGGAGGCTACACGTTGCAAGGTCGCCGAGTGCTTGTTTAGCAACGCGACCAAGCGCGATAACTTCCCGAGGTTGTTGGTTTTCTAACCACTCAAGTTGAGAAACATCCACAACACAGATGTCGCTCTTCCGTAGGTTGAGCGGCTTGAGGTACATGTCGTTGAATATCCTACCGTCCTGCCCTGCTAAGTACGTCCCACGAGCAACGTCCACTTCGTTCGGTTCTTCCACAACGAAAACGAACGGACTGTCTGGGTTGTGAACCGGAACGCTGCTTTTGTTCAGTCGCTTGAGTTGCGCTTGGCGCTTTTCGTACAAAGCCTTGGACTCGCGCACTAGCTCGGAAGCCGCGAACTTCATGCCTCGTTTTGACATCTCTTCCGTGGAGTACATGGCTGCTCGCACAGCGCCTTCTCGCACCGCGTCATCTCTGCTGTGTTCTTTGAACCAGGAAAGCAAGTGCTGGAACACAACCTTTAAATCGCTATTGTTCAGCTCAGAGAGCGTGTCAGGTTGCATCTGTGCAATCGCCATCAGTGCTATCGCTTTGTCGCTTCCTTTGGAATACTTGCGCTTTCCGCCTGCTTTGCTTCTAGCGGCTTGATGGATCTTGGCGTACGCCCATCCAGGGATCTTGTCCTTGGCTAATTCCAGCGCCGCTTCAAGGTACTCCTTGCTCGCCTTCTCAACTTCTTGTTCCTTCTTAGCTTCGCGCTCAGCGATGCTATTGGCCCAAGTCTTACCGGCATCGCCGCCCCAAAGTTTCCAGGCAATCAAACCGGAACCTGGATAACCTGGGGCAGAACGGTCGCGGTTCTTCGGTGCCTTCAAGTCAACCTCGTGCCGAGCAAAGTAGCTGACCATCCTGTTGATAGTCTCCAGGGGGATGCCGTCGCCGTTAGATAAATTTCTAGCGCGTGCAACACCGATCTCGGTTCCTCCGCGACCGTGCTCACGACGCATCTCCAAGCCGCGAGCCGCTTCCTCTTGTACACCCTTGGGCGGCTTGAAAGATTCCTTGAGGAGAGCTGTAGCGTCCGCCTTCTTGGTTGATTTCGGGTGGCCCTTGGGAAGCAGGTCAAAGTCTGTTTTGTACTTGGGGTTCGCTGGTCTGCCCGAACTCAACAACTTCAAGAACGCATTGACCCGCGCTATCGCCCACTGGTCGCGGCTGGTCACGTTGGCTCGGTGGCTTGTGGAGAAAGCACCCGCGCCTCTACGGAACACAGCCTTCAACATCCCAAGGTCGGCTCGTTTGGTTTTGGCGTCACCGACCTTTTCGTTGTGCTCGTCGCGCTTCGTTTCCAACGTTTTTATGTTCGCTTCGCTGAGCACGATACCGCCTCTAGAACCTCCCGCTGAACCCCTGGGGTTTCGCGTACTCCCTGTTCGCCTTTCGCTAGGTTTCGCTGGAGCCTTGTCAAAGCGCGATCCCGCTCTGGCGGTAGCAGTGGCAGCGGCTAACTCTTTGTCGCCTGTGCGTTCGAGTATGGCGTTGTAGATCTTGTCCCACTCTTCGCCCTTCTTCAGCGGGTCGTGCTGTGCGTACTCCGGGTCGGGTGTTCCGTACTTGTCAACGGGTTCTTCAGGCAAACGATCGGGATCGTGCTCTAGTATAACTTCCACAGTGATTGACTCCACCGCTCCTTCGTGTGGCGCGTAGTCGCCAACCATCAAGATCGGTCCGCCTTCGTACTGCATCCAGTGATAACCCTTCGGGGCTGCTATATTAATCTTCCGCATCTGGTTGCTCCTTCGCTTCTGCTTGCTCGGCTCCAGGATCCGCTGTACCGGCTGAACCTAGTAGGCGCTCAGCCTTGTCCTGGTCTACACCGTAGGCGGTAACGATCAGCTCCACAGCCGCGTCCCGTGGCATGTTGTCGCAGGCTACGCTCTCGATTATGGACATCAGCGACTTCACGCGACCGTCGTCCATATCTTTATTTATCGCCTGAGATGAAGCGTCATCTTCTTCCTGTTTTTCAGGCATCCCGTACATGTCCGCCATCACTTCTTCTTCTGGCGGTTCCTCTGCCATCTCCGTCCCAGATTCAACGGCTGGAAGGTTGGCGAACTCCCGAGCGTAGCGCTCAAGTTCTTCGTCGGGTGTAATCACCCCAGCCCCAACCAACTGAGTCAGCGCTCCAGCTAGTTCGGCGACGTCCGGTGTTTCAATATCCGCGAACCGGAGCTTGGGATACAACGAAGCATCGGTGAACCCGTTAAGCCGCATCAGCCTGGGGATTGCTTGCTCGTTGAAGGTGGCTGCTATGGTTTGCAGGTAGGTTCCTAGAGCTTGCGCGAAGAGCGCTGTTTTGTTGCTGCTCAACGCGAACGAACCGTGCGAATCCATACCGAGCAGGACGAACTCGCCGAGCACCGATAACGCAACGCGTGATTCATAACGCTTCACGATTTCGTTTACGTCAATCGGGCGGCGACCGCCTGAACTAAGCAGGCTCAACCGGAAGCCTGTGGGGTTGCCGTCCATGTCTTGTTCGGACGGGATCACGACGCCTTCGTATTCGTCGCGGCGGATTTTCTGAATCATATCGCGGAAGTCGTCAACAACTGCCTTCTGATTGCTGGAGGCGTTTGCTGCTAACAACTCGGTCGGGACTTGCATCACAGGCAATCCGGCCAAGTCGCGCTCAATACCTATCGCCTCTATCTCCTGAATCCGTTTCATAAAGAACCAAGACCGGAAAGCGTTTCGCAGGATGCTTCGCCCTTCGGGGTTGTTCTTGTGAGTTTCCGTTCTGAAGAGCAGTGATTTTTCTATAGGAATGAACCGGATGTCGTAATCAGGGGGAGCCATCTGGTACAGCCCCAAGCACTGTCCCTCGTCGTCGAACTCCCATTTGTAGAGCGTGTCCTGCGAACGCACTGCAAACTTTCGCCAACCTATACGACCGTCGCGGTACTTGCTGCTCTTGCTTTGTTGCTCGTTGTACCCTTGGCGCATCTTGTACAAGATTTCAAAGTACGACCAGCCGTAAGGAAGCATGGAAAGCACTTCCGCCATGAAGTCCGGCCAAGTCAGGTCGGTGTCTTCTATGCACTCCTCAACGAAGTTGGCGAGGAAAGCGTGCTCTTCGGTTTCGCCGCTCGGCTCAATTGACATCCGTGTTTGACGGACCAGGGTTTTTATCGCGTAAAGGATAGCACCGATGACAGGATCGTTGTCCTTCATCTCGGTGTAGATCTTGACTCCCTTTTCGCCTTCTAACTGGCGGAGCCACTCTTCTTGGACATATCCGTCCTGCTGGTTCAAGCCGGAAGAACCTATAACGTCCAGAACTTTGTATTCGCTGTCTATTTTATCATCGGCCATTTCATAGAACTCCTAATGCTTTCGCTTGATCTTCAGTAAGCGGTCTGACGCTACATCGGCAGTTGATTATCTCGCCCGCTACACCGAACGGGCTCTTCGCGCTTTGATCCCCCGGATACCTCAGCCGCGCTCCCGTCAGTGGGTTTACGAACTCCTCGCCTGCTCGCACAACTTTATTGTGGAGGGCTTCGTGGTGCCTGTCTCCCGACTTGCCGTCGTTGTTAGCCAACCACAGCAGATATTCCGCTCCGGTTTCTTGCGCGGCTTGTATTCTGCCGATGTTCCTAGCTTGGTTCTGTTCGGTCCGCGCGATCATCCGTGCTCTTGCGCCGATGCCGTGAGAAGTGAACCTCTGACCGAGAGGCTTTAGAGCCCTCGGTGTTTCTGCTGCCGATGATACAGTAAGCCACGAACTGAGTCTATTTGATATCTCGTTCAGCGATGGTTGCGGGTCTTCCGTGAGCCAACCCGAAAGCGCCGTCGCAACGGACTGCCTCATTTCGCGTTGCATCCCGCGCTTCATTCCTTGGATCTGAACGGTCTTTTCGCGTATGAACGCGGCTTGCGCGGTGGGTTCAAACTTCCACTCCGAGCCGGCGAACTCCCTTCCTGTGTCTACGATCTGGCGAACACCATAGCGCCGCAATATGGCGAGCAAAGTTTTATCGTCCCACTCGTCGGTCGCTTTCTTAACGCGCTTGTCAGACAACGCTTCAGGTCCGCGCAACTTTATATCCTCCATGATTCTACGGAGTTCGCGCTTGGCGTTCACTTTGATCCATCGCTCAATTTGCCGCGATAGTTCTTTGGAACGTGATATGACTTTCCTATTTGAACGCCGCGTCTCGCCCCTGAAATCCGTTGGGGTGATGTCCTCTTTGAGCACGCGTGAACACTGCATCAGAAGAAGTTCCTTGGCTGGTAGTTTGCGTTCGAGTCTATCTTCAAGTCTATGGTGTTCTTACTGTCCAGCTCAGTGATTGCGTAAACCAGCGCGTCCATCCTATCCGGGCTGATCTTTGAGTTCATCGGGGAGTACGAACAGAGCTGGTCCTCTAGTTCGTTCAACGCGCCAACGTGGTGGACGCGTCCTTGTTCGTAACGCGCTGCGACAGGCTCGGCTCGCAATACCTTCCCGCGAGATGCGTGTACCTTCTTGATCGGTACAGTGCTGTCTATCTGGTTAATCATTCGCGCTACCAAATCCCCACCTTGATTCACTTCTGCTATCACCTTATCAGCTCGGTGCATGTTATAGCGAGTCACAACTGCTCTCGCCCAAG